TTGCTGACGGCATCGTTAAGGGTATTAGCAGCCTGTTTGGTGGCGGCAAAACCGCCCCTAAATTCGAGCTAGCCACCGTAGGTCAGGACGTAGACCCAGGGCGTCGCGGCCTGTTTGAAAACTACGGGGAGGGTGTTTACAGCCGTGGGGCGCTGGGCACCGTAGGGTTTTATGACCCTAACACGGCCCGCTTGGAAGAAACGTTCGACGGCTTTGATAACGCCAAGGCGTTTTTAGACGGCATCACCGCGCTAGATAACGCCATGGTGGGGGCGGTCGCCAACCTAGACAACGGCGCAGAGAAAACGCAGGCCATGGCCAACGCCGCCCAGGCTGTGCGTTTGAACGCCAGCGACGCCGCCGGGATCGCTAACCAGCTCGCCACGCGTACGCTTGCCGTGGTCGATGTGTTAGATGGTGATTTTTCCGCTTCCCTACGCGGGCTAGGGCTGGATGCCGAACAGTTGACCGGTCGTGTGGTGCAGGCAGCTAACGCCATGCAGTTGTTAGATGCCAGTAGCGACCGCCTCAACCTGCAGTTTGACGCCTCAGCCGCTGGCGCATTGCGCGCCGCTGATAGCATCGCGCAGATGGCTGGCGGCGTGGATCAGCTCGCCAGCTTGCAGAACAGCTATTACACGGCGTTTTTCAGCGATGCCGAGCGCGCCGCTGATTTACAGCAGGACGTTGCCGCTAGCCTGCGTGCCATGGGCCTAGCGCTGCCGTCTACCCGTGAGGGTTTCCGGCAGCTGGTGGAGCAGCAAAACCGCTTAACCGAGTCGGGTCAGCGTAACTATGTGCAGCTGCTGCAGCTAGCGGGCCCGTTCGACCGGTTGCAAACCCTGCTTGAGCAAACTGGCAACGGCGTTGATGTGTTTGCCGACCGCCTCAGCCAGCTAAACGGCGAGATCAGCACGCTAGAAAACGAGGTGCGTAACGCCTACGCCGCGTTTGAAAAGCAGTCATTCGACCAGCAGCTACAGCTCTTAGGGCTGCTGGGTGACGAGCAAACCGCCTTAGCGCTGCAGCGTGAGCGAGAGCTGCAAGGCTTCGACCCGCTGTTGCAGGAAACCCAACGCCGCATTTGGGCCATGGAAGACGAAGCCGCCGCACAGCAGGACGCTACGCGGGCTGGGCAGGAGTATGCCCGTTCGCTCGCCCAGGTGAACGACCAGCTCAGCAGCACGTTTAACGGCATTAGCCAGTGGGTAGACCAGCAAAATGCGACCGCTGGCACCCCAGGCATGAACCTAACCGAAGCAGGCGACCAGTTCGCCCGGCAGCTGGTGCTTGCCCAATCAGGCGACCGCAACGCGCTACAAAGCATTACCCAGTACGCCGAGCAATACCTGGCTGCAGGGGAAGCGATGTACGCCAGCGGTGGCGCGTTCCAGCGCATTCAGGGCGATGTGTTAGACGCGTTGAAGGATTTGCCTGATCAGATTAGCGCCGAAGAGTACATAGCCGAGGAGGTGAAACAGGCACTACGCGAGCAAACCCAGGGCATTAGCAGCCAGCTTAGTGACGTGCTGCGCGGTGATAACCCCAGCAACATCGCCAGTAATTTAGCGGGTCACTTTGCCACCCTGGCGGGCGGTATCGACGGCGTGCTAACCCGTGAGCAGCTGGCCATCGTGATGAGCGGCAAAGCCACTGACGCCGAACTGCGCGCGATTATGCGTGCAGTAGACCTCAACGGTGACGGCGTGATGGATGGCTTAGAGAGCGTCATCATTCAGTCACTACCTACAGATGCGGTGCTGGGTACGCTGCTGCGTAACAAAATGAATGAGCTGGATAAAAACCAGCTCACGCATGCACAGGTTCGCAGCGCGCTATCCCCCATCGCAACGGATGCCGAAATTAGCCGTTTGATTCGTGAAGTTGATGTGAACGGTGATGGCATTATCACTCGCCAAGAGCTGACCGCCGCCCGTGTGGGCAGCTTGGCAGGTGGCATTGCTAAGAGCTTAAACCCTGCGTTTGACATGCTCGACGGCAATTTAGACGGCAAATTAACGTTTTCCGAGCTGTCAAAAGGCCTAGATGGCATCGCGACCGATCAACAGCTGCGCAGGATTGTGCGCGCGGTGGATCTAAATGCCGACGGCGTTATCAGCGGCTTAGAGAGTGTCATCATTGCGGGCATGCCCACCGACAGCATTTTAGCGGGAGTGCTAACAAAAGAGTCGAAGCGGCTGGGCAAAGAGCAGTTGACTCAGGCAGAGGTTCGGGCCGCGTTAAGAGGGCTGGCAACTGACGGACAAATCAACTCGCTACTGAATAAAACGGACGTGAACGGGCGCCGCATATGGAGCCGACAGGGCGCGACTAACAGCCGCTTGGCGGGGCTTGCTAAAGGCATCGGAAGCGCGCTTTCGCCGATGTTTAGCGACATTGATACAAGCCTTGATGGTCTGATTGATTACAAGGAGTTCAGCAAAGCGTTTAGCGGCATGGCGACTGATAAAGAGTTGCGCAACATTTTCGGGAAGCTAGACGAGGATGGAAGCGGGACGATTAGTCGGTTAGAAGCGTTGGCGCGAACGGGAGAAGGGACAGAAGACAACACCAAGAGCCTAGAAGAGCGTGCGAACGATCAGCTGAAAGAGCTGAATAGTCTAGTGCGCGAGATGACGCTAACGACAGACCAGTTCGTAGGGCTGAACAGCGGCATTAAAAGCCTGACCCAATCGATCAACGCGCTGGGCGTAGCTCAAGCGGAAGTTGCGCGTATTGAGCGTGAGAAAAAGGCGGCTGATATAGAAGGGAAAGGTCGCCTTGAGGCTTCACGGGTAGGGCATGCTAGGGGCGAGTACAACCGCCGCCTAACGGCTAGCAAGTCCGATGAGTCGCGTCTAGAAAAGCAGATCTCATCATTAGGCAGGCAGCAAAAAAACAGCTTTGGCAGGGATGCTAGCGAGCGAAAGCTATTCAAAGACCTGATGGGCGATAACCCCACTAAAGCCGATCTTGATCGCGTCAGAAAAATTGTTGCAAAGGACACTGACGGGTGGATCAACATTGCAGGGGCGGGCCGTATTCGTGATACCCGCGCGTATGCCGTGCTTGATCAAGTCGAAAAGCAGCTGCAGGTATCGTCGGATCTTGAAAAGGCCCGGCGAGAGCTTGATCGAGTGAAGCGCGAGCTAAGGGATATTCGCGCTAAACCTCCCGCATCAACGACTAGCGAGCTGGAATCTCTGCGCAGGCAGTACAAAAACGTAACAGGAAAAGCCGCGCCGTTTGCGAAGGGCGGCGTCTTCGAGATGGGCAGAGTAGCGACTAACTCTATCGTCTCAAGCCCAACGCTGTTCGACATGGGATTGATGGGCGAAGCAGATCCCGAAGCGATAGTTCCTCTGTCTCGCGGCGATGGCGGGCGATTGGGCGTTGACGCCACTGGATTGATGCGCATCCCTGATGGCCCGCTAGAGCTACCCATGCCTAATGTGCCCCTGCCGCAATTTCCCGCGCTTGGTAGTAATGACGTGCTGCAGGTGCTGCAAGACGTTAAGCGCGAATTGCAAGAATCACGCAAGGAAAACAAGCGCTTGCAGGAAGAAAATAACCGTCACGCTGCCGCCGCTGTCGCTGTTCAGCAGGCAGGATTTAACGGGCAAATCAGCGAGGCCAAGAAAAGCAGTCGTGCGCTGGAGGATATGGCGAGTGAGTCGCGCCTAAGGGGGGCTTTATGATTTGGCTAATGCGCATAGACGCCCTGGACCCGGCGGGCGCAGCGGTGACGCTGCGCTTTGCGTCCGACGCTTACCGCGACCCGGCGGGCCACGGCTGGCGGGTGGGGATTCAGCAAGCCGGGCTGTATCAGGCGGGCATGTTTGCGGGCGATATTATCCGCAACGCAGCGCGTTCGGGGTACGGCGAAACCACGTTAATCAACACGGAGGGCCGCTTTGATTACCTTGCTGACTACGCCATGGATGGGCGGCTGGCGGTGTTATCGCTGGCTGATGATAGCGGCGTTTCCGAGCTGTGGCGGGGCGCAGTGGCGCGGGTCGGGTTTGATCGTCGGTTGGTGTCGATCAAACTGCGCGACCCGGCAGAAACGTTGCAGCAACCCCACCCAAACACCCGCTATGCAGGCACAAACGTCGCCCCCGATGGGCTGGAGGGTACCGATGATGATATAGGCGGCACGGTAAAACCCCGGCTGTACGGGCAGGCGCGCAATGCGCCCCCGGTGCAGGTCAATAGCCAAAAACTGATTTATCAAATCAGTGATGCGGATTGCACGGTTAGCGCCGTTTACGACAACGGCGTACCGCTGGAGTTTGACGGCGACTACAGCAGCCTAGAGGCGTTGGAAAACGAGGGGCCGAGCGCTGGCCAGTGGAGCGAATGGCAGCCGCCACGCGGCAAGTGGCGGCGTATCAACGGCTATATCCGTCTGGGTGTATCGCCTGTCGGCCAATTAACGGTGGATGCGGACGCCCCACAAACCCGCGCAGGCGATGTGATGGCGGCGATAGCGAGCGATGCCGGGCAGCACATGCACAGTGATGACGTTGCCGCGCTAAACGCAGTGGGTGATATACGCCTACTGCTAACCGATGAGGCATCAACGCTGGAGCTGCTGGAGCGCATTGCCACCAGCATTGGCGGCTACTGCCGCATTGATGCAGCGGGCAGTTTCCGGGCGGGTGTTATTGCAGCACCCGCTGCCCCGGTGCTGACGCTGCGCGATTATCAAATACTCACGATCACTCGCGACGCCTCGGGCGGGGGCAGTAACGGCCTGCCCGTGGGCGAAGTGATCGTTGAAGCCGACCCCATCGAAACCACGCAAACCGATCTGGCGGGCGTGGTGAGCGATGGCCGCGCCGCCCGGCTGGAAAAAGCGGTGCGCGAGGCAGTGGCCACCAGCGAAGCGACCAAGGACCGGCACCCGCTAGCGGATACCCTGCGCATTGCATCACGGCTGGGTACGCGCGGGCAGGGGCAAGCAGTGGCTGATCGCGTACTGGAACTGCTGTCGCCCCGGCGCGATAGCGTGAGCGTTGAGGCCCGTGTAACAGCGGCCCCAACGCTGCGCTTAGGGGATTCCGTCCGCATTATTACGCCGCGTCTGGGCTATGCCGCCGGGCGTGATTTTCTGGTAGTGGGACGCAAGCCGGACACGTCCCGCAACAAACTAACGCTAACGCTGTGGGGCTGATATGGATCAACGATGGGGCACGTTCTGTTGGCCCAACTATGTCGATGAGGGCGCGCTAAGCGGCGGCGCGTGGAGTAACGAGCTACCCCGCCGCCACCTGCAAACGCCGATTTTTGCGGAGGTGGCGGAAAGCGCCGACCTAAGCCCGGCCAGCACGCAGTATGACGTGACGTTTTCTCGCTTTCGTACCGTCGCGCTAGTGCTGTTGGCGGCACACAATTTGAGCGTAGACGCCCGCTGGCGGGTGCGTATTTTCCGCGATGCCGAGGCGACGAACGAAGCGTGGGACAGCGGCTGGCGGCAGGCGTGGCCCGCTGTTTACTCAAGCTCAGAACTTAATTGGGAAGACTCGAACTTTTGGAGCGGCGTGCCGTTTGAAGAAGATCGCGAGGATTTTACCCCGCTAACGTGGGTGTTTGCCGACGCCCCGCAGGTGTGCCGCCGGGTGCGCGTTGAGATTGATAACCCCAACAACCCCGATGGCGCGGTGCGCATCGGGCGGGCGTTTATCGCTAATGCCTGGCAGCCGGAATACAACTTCAACTGGAACATCCAGTACGGGCTGGACATTGGCACCGAGTTCGAGACGGCGGACAACGAAGACGAAACCGAATATGCCGACCCCAAGCGGCCGCGCCGCACGGTTTCGCTGGAGCTGGGGCATCTATCGGAGGGAGAGGGGTTCTCGCAAATTCACGCGATGATGCGACGCCAGGGGCTGCATAAAGAGGTGTTTTATACAGAAGACCGCAACGCGGTTGGCCCGCAATCGTTCGCTAAATCGTTCGTGGGCCGCTTTGCCAGCGTTAACCCGCTGGCTAATCCGTATTACGCCAACTACACCAACGCGATTAATTTGCGGGAGATCCTGTAATGCCTGCCCGTCAATACGTGGGCCTGCGTATCTCAAACGATGCCCAGGCTGTACCAACGATTAACGACATGGGCGAAGGCGAGCTGGCGTTTAACCTCGCCAGCGAGCGGATTTATGCCCGCTTCGGTGAGCAGATACGCGACATCACCGACACCTACACCCGTGCCCAGATAGAGCAGCTGCTGGCAGGCAAGGCCGCCGCTCAGCACACGCACACGTGGGACGATATCGACGAAAAGCCCAGCACCTACCCACCGGCGACGCATGGTCACGAATGGCAGGCAATCGGCAGCAAGCCCGCAACCGCCACCCGCTGGCCATCGTTTGCTGAGGTGAGCGACAAACCCGCGACATACCCGGCCAGCGCGCATACCCACGCGCTCAGCGAGATAACCGACGCAGGCACCGCCGCTGGTGCTGACGTTGCGGATTTTGACCCGGCGGGCACGGCGGCAAGCGAGGCGTATTCCGTTCGCCGATACGTCGATAGCCGTCCCGATCCACTGTTGATGCACTTTCTATAGGAGCCGCCATGGCTAGCGTTACATTTCCGGTAGAGCTGGGGGGTGATGGCAACACTTACTCAGACGACGACAACCCCAACACAGGACTGGGCAATGACGGGCACCGCCAGCGCTTTGTGCCGTGTCTAATGAATCTGCCACCAATGATGGGTGTAGTGGTGCAAAACGCCCAGCAGGCACGCGCTCACCGCCTGACTGCAACAAGCGCCGCCGCTCAAGCGGTGAGCGCAAGAGGTACAGCAGAAAAAGCCGCGCAAACCGCTACCCAGGCCGCAACGGCGGCCACCGCATCGGCGCAGGAGGCAGCGGGCACTTACCTAAGCGTTGCCCAGGGGCTGGGCGCAACATCCGCCGACCAGTTTTTCAAAGTGCCGGAAGGTGGCTATCTGCAGCTATACCGCAACAGCAACGGCGCGGCAGAGCCGATATTCAAGCTGGCGTCTCAAGAAGAGCTAGTGAAGTTCAACGCCCGCCCCGATCCGCTGCTTACATCGTTAATTTTTTGAGGAAACAACATGGCCTTACGCACACACGCAAAAGCCCTCACGGGTAGTGATCAAACGATTTTCACAGTACCGCAGGGCACGGAAGCCACCGCGCACAGCATTTTATGCACCGGCAGCGGCAATCTAACGCTCAAGTATTTCAACGCGGCAGCGAACACCACCCACACCGTGTTCAGCAGCAAAGCCGTAGCGGACGAAGTGGCGCTTGAAAAGAGCTTTAATTTAGAAGCGGGCGACCAGTTCATTGCCAGCGGCAGCGGCTTGCAGCTGTTTGTGTCGGTCTACTACGTGGGCAGCAACGCAGGCAGCGCCGTGCTGGCCTACGGCCCAGGGCCGCAAGAACTGATCGCGGGCGACATGAGTGCTGGCTACTTCGGCGAAGTGTCGGCGGGGGAGTTTTATTCCGGTGACCGTTTGGCGTTTGAGCTGGGCGTCACCGAAGGCGTGCTGCAAAACAGCAGCGCGGGCTGGCTGAAATTCGCGCGCCACGGCAAAGTGTTGTTTGTGGCAAAACAGTCGTTTATGCACACCGTGAGCTGGGATCATTTGTATGCACGCGGCATCGTGTACGGCACGAACGACGACGGCAAGAGCCCACGCGGCACGCCCACGAATCAATATACGACGGTAGAGCACGGCGGCAACCGCTTTATCGTGCGGCTACTAACCGGGGCTGGCGCTGATCCGTTCCCCGAATCAGATCCGCTATTTTTTACCGATGACATGCCTCAGATGAATATCGGCGGCGGTTCAGAGTGGAACGAGCTGATGTACCGCGTGCATACCGGTGTGCCGACCGATGACGGCACTGATGGCATGCGACTCGACCGCCACGGCGGCCCCCAGGTGGGAGCGAACTGGGCAGGCTTCAGCAATGCTGAGCTGAATATCAGCGGCAATGGCCGCGCCTGCTGGACGCAAGAGGCGAGTGACGCAAACTCCTCCACTCGCGCTTACCGTGGCTCTGACGACTTGGCGTACTTCGTTCGCACTACCGCGTCGACTGCGAATAGCGGTCTCGGTTGGCGGCCCGCCTTGGAACTAATCCCTAATAACTAATCCGCGAAGCGGGCGGGCTTGACCCGCACGTGTAGCGTAAGGATAAGCACAGTGGAACGTGATAGCCTCATTCTTTATGCGAAAGCAGAAGCGCTATTTTTCCAGGTCTACCCAGCGTTTAAAAACTACCCTAAGTCCGAAAAGTTCGCGCTTTGTGCGCATATTAAGGGCTGCTTTGTAAATCTGTTAGAGCGGCTAGGGTTGGCTAAAATGGTGCCCAGTAAACGCAAGACGGCGCTTCAAGAGGCGGCAGCTTATATGAATAATTTAGTGACGCTTTTTCGACTCAGCAGGAACGAGCGCTATATCAGCGCCGGGTTCTTTTCCCAGATTGATCTAAAAATTACCGAGCTTAAGAAAATTCTGGTAGGATTTATGAAGTCTGCTAGCAGGCCCAGGCAAGCGCCGTAACTCCTCCAATCGCGCTAACCGTGGCAATGACGACTTGGCGAACTTCGATCGCAATACCGCGTCGAATGCGAATAGCAATATCGGTTGGCGGCCCGCCCTGCTGTTTTTCCATCTTGTCGGTTACGGCTTGCAAGAGATGATGTTGGTGTTTAACACACTGCAAGGGGGTGTTTGTCTGCTGCCAGTGATTAAGTTCATTCGGCAGAAAACCGTAAGAGGGCGCTACTCATCGTATTAGCGCCCTCGCTTTTTTTAAGGATGGCAATGTTTAAGCGCATTGTTTCAGAAGCCAATTTTTACGCCGCGTACCGCAAAACCCAAACCGCTAGCCCGAAATTCAAAGCCGCCGCTATACGCTTTGCTGCCAACGAAACAGAAAACCTGGAGAGGCTAAGGCGTGAAGTAGCCTCCGGCCATTACACGCCCGAAGATTACGAAGAGTTCGTGGTGTTTGAGCCTAAAGAGCGCGTGATATATGCCCCCAGGTATCGAGACAAGATTGTTCAGCATGCCATTAACGAAACGCTTCGCGATTTTTACGAGCCCAAGTTTATACACGACAGCTACGCCTGCATAAGAAACAAAGGCAATCATAAAGCGGTAAGGCAAGTTCAGCGGCACATGCGCAGCGCGTCAAGACATTACGCCGACCCCTGGATTATAAAGGCCGACGTTCAAAAGTTCTTTTACAGCATTAATCACGATGTTGTTAAAGGCATTATAAGGAAAAAGATAACTTGCGCTAAAACGCTTGCGCTCTTAGACAAGATTATCGATAGCTCGCCTAATGATATTGGCTTGCCGCTGGGTAATTTAACGTCTCAACTGTTAGCCAATGTGCTAATGAACGAAATTGATCAGCATATAAAGCGACGGCTTGGCGTGCGGCATTACGTGCGCTATGCCGACGATCTCATAATGATCGTTGACGGCAAAGCCCATGCGGGCGATGTGCTGGCGGCTGTCCGCGCCTTTGGGCGCGACGTAATACGCCTGACTTTTCCAGACCGCAAATGCTTTATCCGCCCACTGCGCCCGCAGCAAGGGCTGGAAGCGCTGGGGTATCGCATCACCCCGGCACGCATCACGCTAACCTCTAAAGCTAAATCCCGGATCATTAAGCGCCTAGGCGCGTTTGATCGGCTGCTGCACGCGTTTCGCTTAACGCCCAACGAGGCGCTGCAGTCGCTTAACAGCTGGTACAGCTATGCCCAGCTCGCAGAGTGCGAGCGATTCATTACCACCGCCTGCCAGCGCACCCGCTACATATATTTCACCAACCAACGTTTCCACGTGAGGCCACTATGCTACGCGACGATATGACCCCCAAGCAGTACAAAGTACGCTTTTACGATAACGATGTTGAGCGCACACACTACGCAGACGACCGCCGCTACTTTGAGCAACTAATTGCCCAGCACGGGCATTTGTCTGATTTGCAGATAGAGCCGTTAACGCTAACGCCAGAGCAGCAACAGCGGCTAGACGCGATTAAAGATGCAGGCCTGAGCACCCATGACGCAGCCGTTTACGTGCAGCACGGCACAACTGAAAGCGACGACACCGCGTTTTTCGATGCCGCTAAATTGCTCGACTACCACCGCGCCCAGGTGGAGCCGCAGGTAAAGGCCCAGCGCAAGGCCGCTGAGGCTCTTGGCGTCACCCTCAACGGCGTACATTACGACGGCAGCGCGGACAATCGGCAAGCAATGCAAGAAGCGCTCACCGCCGCCGCTGACGCAGGCATGACCACGTTTGCGAGCTGGAAAGACAGCGCAGGCAAACACCACGCCCAGCACCCGGTATCGGATGTAGAAACCGCGCTACGCCAAATCGGCCAACGCCGCGCCGCGCTGATCGAGCTGGAAGGGCAGCACGTTGACGCGGTAGCGGCGGGGACTGATCCGCTTACGCTGGACTGGTCGACTGAGTGGGATTGAGTGGTTTTTTTGTGCCCGAAGATAGCCCCGGCCAACGCCGGGGCTTTTTTTGGCTTGAAACAAGGCATTAGCTTGCGCGCTAATCATTTCCCATAAAATAACAATGCTTTTTAACCCTTTTGCATAAATATCAATGGGTTATTTATGCTTGCGCTCAGCTGAAAACGTGGTTTTATAGAGAGGAAAAGCACACTACTGCCTTTAATTTTGGCAAATGGCGCAACTCTGTAAACTAACCCATGAGCATATCGCTTAGGCGCATAAACCCGCTTAGCAATTTTCCATTAGCGTCATGCGGTGTAGTATGATGCTGTATGTATACACAGTTTTTAGGTGTGCGCAAACGCGCGCCGGGGAGGCGACACAATGAGCGAGCAGCAGGGAACGACGCAGCGATATAACACTAACGTACTGGTGGGCATTAACCAGCGCGATACGCTGCAAAACATTGATGTGATGATGGAATTTATGCAGGTGACTGGCGAAGAGCCGCACGCGGGCAATCACATGATTCTAGCGATGGTGCGCGATGCGCTGGGGCATGAGCTGCAGCGCGCGGGCAAGCACGGCCCCCACTAGCCCCGCATTCACTCAGGCCCGGAGCGTTTTGAGAAAAATTTTTTTAACACAGTTCGTGTCAAAACGCTTTTGGGATGCTAGGATTGGCAAACAGTGAGTTGATGACCACCGCCGGACGGCGTTGGTTGGAAGGCAAAAAAGACATACAAATTAACTAGATAGACACCCAAAAGAAAAGCCCCAGTTGGCGCTGGGGCTTCTCGGATGTTTTGGGCAGCAAACCTTAAAGGCTGGGGCACAAAACCGACTCCTCAGAGTTTAACTGCTGCACAAGGCGCGGGCAAGTCTCAAGCGAGATTTTGCAAATGGATGCTGCAGCAGAGAACGCGCAGCCCCTCACGTGGGGGCGCGTGCCATACGAACACCACGGCAAGTGGTGGGGCACCGGTAACCGGTGCGGGCATAACCCCGCTAAAGGCGAGTTTGAGCGCTATTGCCAGCCCGTTAAAAAGGGGCGGCTACCCGCCACACTGCAAGCGCTGGTAGACGGTGCCAAAGCCTACTACACCAGCCCCGGCCTATTGCCCACGCTGGCGAATTTGAACGGCAAGGCCAACGCTGACGGCAACCCCCGTTGTAACCGATCTGAGGCCCGCGCCGCTGAGTCGCTGGTGCTTTCTGCGATTATCCAGTTTACCGAGTTCGCCAGCCTGCGCGTGGGCACCCCGCTAGCGGATGGTGGTTTTAAACATCGCAGCTGTGCGGAAATTGCCCGCGTGGCGGGCCTGCTGGCCCCCGGCAGCACCCCCGACGCCCCGGAGCCCAGCCAACGCTTTTGGCGGGCCTTCCGGCGCTTAAAGCTGGCGGGCGCGTTTACTGTGCATTTGCAGCATGAAGTGAAAGCCGACGGCACGAAGCGAGCGCGGCCTGCCGTGAAGCTGCTCAACCCCGATTTTCTGCTGGCGCTGGGGCGTGTGGGCTACCAGAAGTTTAAGGAGTTCCGCGACTGGTGCAGCAACCGCATTAAGAAGGCCCGCCGCAAATACCGCGAACAGTACCCCAAGGCACACGACGCCGCCGAAGCCCGACGCCGCTTGGCGATGGCAGGCAGCGGCCCCAAGGCGATGCAGAAGCAGCGCCGAGGTAAAGCGGATCTGCCGGACGTTAACGACGAGAAAGAGCTGCAGCGGCGCTATAACCGCGAAGCCGCCGCGTATTTTGCCGAGATAGTGACGAATAACCCCGGTGCCAGCTATGCCGAGGTTAACAAGCTGGTACGCATCAAATACCCGCCGTATGAAGAGTGGTTAGACCGGCAGCGACGACACTAGCCCGCTCCAACCCCGCCCAAAACGCCACACAGCGCCCCACGCCGGGCGCTTAGCCCGTGGCTGAGTGCTACCCTTTCCCCGTTTCCCCGCCTGTTTTAGCGCCCCGCTGGCGCAAAATCCCCCCGATCTAAGCCCACCGCCACCCCCGAAAAGCCAAACCCTCGCGGCTGATTCGATTCCCCTTTGAAGATGTAAAATTAAGTGATTTGAAATAAAAGTTAGGTGATATGGCAATAAATTAGCTGTACACCGTTAATATGCTCTTCTTATGTAATTAAATAGGTTCAGCTAACCCCCACTAGCGCGGGGTTTATCCACAATGCCCGCGCAAGCGCGGAAACTCTCTTAAGAGCACAAGGTCAAGGGCTTTAAATGCCTGCGCAAGCGCAGAACCGCTCTACACTGACGCCCAGCCCTACCGGGCTGGTTGTCCCAGGGGTTGCACCCCTGGACCCCGCTAAACCCCAACACCCCGTTTGGCAGTGGCGAGGGGGTGCCGCATAGCTGGGCGGGCTAACGCCCGTTCGCCGCGCTGCTATAATTGCTACTTATAGTTCAGTGGGCGGCTTGCATGTCGCTACCGCGACATAACCCCCAACCCCCAGTACACTAAGCTCATGAGGTTACCGCCACCCCACCCCCGAACGCTCGCCCAGCTGCAGGCCGTCGCTTGCCGCGACTGCCACGGCCACGGCTACACGAACGGGCTATTTCACCGCTTCGCCTGCGCGACGTGTGGCGAGGTGGGCTATGTGCAACACCCTGGCCACCGCCGCTTGGATCGCTTGGCCATTGGCGTGATCGCTCGTGCTCGATCTCGACAGGCAGCGGCGGCCGCCCGGCGCGACAACACCGGCACGCCGGATAATTGGATACTCAAAAACAATTTCCGGGGCGATTAGCGGCTGCTATATTGGGGAATATGTCACGCTAATAGGTGCCCGCCATGCCCCGCCCCCGCAAAATGAACGCCGATGAAGTGGCCACTTGGTTGGCCGTGCTGCTGGATGCCGCGTTTGACCCCGCCCACGATGCCGTAGAACAGCAAGGCAAAGCGCAACTGCTGGCGCTGGCCAGCGACTTCACCCACTACCCCGATGATTACCCGGACACACGCCGGGCTGAATTGCTATTGCGCTGGGTGTCGATCTGGCTACCCGGTGAATGGTGGGAACGGCTGCAAGGCCGGGTAAGAAAGCGGCGTTCACGTGCGTCATCGCTTGGCTAATGATGGTTAGTCGTGCAGGTGGATAAGCGTGATAAATTCCCGGTTATTGTAATAAATTCAAGATTATTGTCATTATCTTGAGTTTTATACATTCAGTGTTGCAGGTTATTTATATACCGTTATCTAAATCCTTCGGATAACAGCCAGGTCATTAACCTGATTGATTGCGACGAAAAAGCCCGGCACATTGGCCGGGCTATTGCTTGCCGCTAAAAGGTCAATCACTGCTGGCGCTTTCCTGCTGCCAGAATTGCTGAAAAATAGTGCCGCCATTTTCCAGGTACTCGTGTATATCACGCTCACATGTCACGACATCAAGCTCTAACACCCGAAAGCAGGCCATTTGCAGCTGACGATCCAGCGCCCTGAGGCGATTCATTTCAAAGGGCCATTCTTCAGCGTTGTACAAACCAAGCAGGAATCGACGCACGTGGTGGCTTTGGTGGCTGTCTCCTTGGGCCGCTTTAATGAGGCGCGTTAGCGCCTCCATTGGGTTGTCTTGGAAGTAATTAATCATACGACCTCCTCATGGATACGCACGATGCGTTCTAGCGCACGGCGGCTGATGGCTGGGCATTGGTATAGGTAGGCGCACAGCAGGTGCAGCGGCAGCGTATGCAGCTGGTTTAACGGTGTGCGTGCAATCGTGGTATATTCTGTTGCTGACATGATAGCTAATCCCCATTGGTATTATGTCGTTGCGTAACGCCCGCCCGGTCTAGCCACCGGGTGGGCGTTTTAGTGTGGCTCACTTTCAGAAGCTCACCAGCTCAAAGCCGTAGCGGGCTTTGAGGTCTTCGTGGTGCTGGTCCCACCACTCCTCATCTTTCCATGATGCCCGGCCTTCGTAGCGGGCGGTAATGTCGTCTAGCATCGCGCCGAAGGCGCTTAGCGCTTCCTGATAGCTTTTGTACGGCGCTTCCTGCAGGGTGAAGCCCACCGTGTCAGTGCCGGTTTCGCAGTTGACCGCGACGGTATAGCCACCCTCGCATGGGCCTATCGAGGTGCTTTCTAGCACGCTCTTATAGTGGTGCGACATAAGTTCAGCAATGGCGCACAGTGCAAGCTCATAGCTAGGTATCAGGCGGTCAAACTGCTGGATCTCATTATTCACGGCTAGCCCTTCCCTTTTTCCCGCTTGTACGCCGCCCAGGCTTCTTTGAGCACGTCCACCATCTGCATGTCATGCTCTACGGCGAAGGCTTTAAATTCACGGCGCATTTCAGGATCAACGCGAAAGTTAAGCGGAACCTTTTCGCCGCTTTCCGGCTTGCTGGTGTTGTTGCCTACTACCGGGCCGGGGGTGGCTGCTGTGGGCGGTGCGCCTTTGCTGCTGGGTTTCATGCTTGGCTTTGCCATGGTGTTAGCTCCTGCGTTTTAGCGTGCTAGCGTTATATAACGCTTAATTAACAAGCGATTCAAAGCGGTTGATGATGTTTTGTATCAGTTCATCCGCTTGGGCCTTCGGGCCTTTGAATGGGGTTTCAACAATCGACAGCCCTTTATCTTGGGCTAATACAAACGCGTCGCGCTCGGGTACTTGGCCATCGAGTACAAAATAGGGCGTGTGGCTGAGGTAGGCGCGGGCATCCTGCAGCTGCGTTTTACTCTTGCCCACTTTGCTCAGCGCGATGGCGATACGCTCAATGGGCACGCCTTCTTGGCCGGTGAGTGTGTTGGCCAGCCTTACGGTGGGTTCAAGGTCGTCAACGCTTAACGCGGTGGGTAGAACGACGAGATCCGCAAGCCGGGCCACTTCGGCGGTGGCTTTGGTGGCGTGGGGCGCACCGTCGAAAATCATTAGGTCGTAGGTGTCGGCCACCTTTAGAGCGCTGGCCACCGTGCCGAACGTCTCTACGGCCACCTCTGGCGTTACGCCGCTTTTGAGGCGGCGCTGTAACCAGGTGAAAGAGGTGGATTGGTTAATGTCGAGATCCGCTATTTTTACATTCCAGCCAGCGGCGGCGTAGGTGGTGCCCAGCGCCCGGCTTAGGGTGCTTTTGCTGACGCCGCCCTTTTGGCTCACGAAGGCAATCTTGTATCCCATTGGTGTTTCCCCTTGGCTAACGTTGCGTTTTTGCGTGCTGGCGTTACAGCGTGAAATAACGCTAGCGCGCAATAACGCTAGTATAGAAAAGCGCCGCTAGGGGTGCAAGTTAAAACGCTATAACGCTAGCGTTATATAACGCTGGGTTGAAGGGGCTTGAAGGCGTAGGAGAGTGGCGCTATTCTGCATGTGTGCCGCCGAGTAGGTGGCTTAGCAAAATTAATGCGCTGCAATGTTTTGCTACTGAAAAAGTAGCTTAGAAATAGCAGCACATGCTGAAAAATGGCTGTCGAGCAGACAGCTCAGAAAATAGTCTGCATAGACGTGATTTGCTACTGAATAAGTAGCAAAAAGCCCGCCAAGTGCGGGCTTTTTCGTGTTTAACGTTCGTCTGCGGGCTTGTATAACGTGGCGTTTTGCTTGGCCTGATTCCACACTCTGGTGCCTTTTTCTGTGGGTAGTCCTTGTCGCTTTACCCATTCGCCGTAGCTTTCCGCGATCTCTGCCACTTGCTGGCGCTCGCTGGCTTTGATGTATGCGCCCTTGGTCAGCATGGTTTTGATACGCAGGCAGAACTCTTTTTGATGCTCGGGCGGCTCGCGCATGATGATCATTTGCTTGGGCGCGGCCACGCGTTTGATTTCGGGCCTTGCGGCCCGTTCGGCTAGCTCTGCGCTGGCCTTTTGAATCAGATCGATTAGCTCGGCATCGTTCATTGTGGAAAGGTTCATACGCTGACCCTCAGCTTTTGAACGCCTAGCTTGTGCAGCAACAGGTGCCACATGGCATAGCTCATGTTTTGCCGAGACTTGGCCCCTTCCTGGGCGGTGTATTTGCGGAAGCTGCTAGCGTTAACGCCTACCATTTCGGCCGCTTTCGCCCCGCTGATGCCGGTGAAGCTACCTACCCCGACAATGTGGCGGATCTCCCAGGGCGTGGGGGCGCGCCATTCGTCCGCGTTGGTGGTTAGTACATCATCGGCCAGCAGATCGGCTATCCAGGCGTAGTCGCTTAGCTGATGCCGGCATTTAAGGGTGGCAAACTCGCCCAGGGTGACGACCTGAGAATACTTGCCGCTTTCATCTTTCAGCCAATAATCAAACCGATCATCCACTAAGCCCGGCGTCATATCCGGTAGCACGCCCGCTGCATAAAACTTGCTGAGCGTTTGGTCGTGGCCATCGGTTAAGCGGATAAGGTTCCGGCTTTCGTGGTCGGCTTTTAGATCGCGGCGCAGCTGAGCCATTGTGTCTTCTACGGCTTCTGTTACATCACGCTGGCTTTTCGCTTCTGTGACAATCTCGGCGCTGTACTGGTGGTTATAGCTCACGCTAAAGCGCTGGCGGTGCGGGCCTACCGCCCCGATGGGGGCGATAGTGAACGGGCCAATGGTGAATTCTTGTTTTAGCATAATGCTTATTCTCCCTTCTCGGTGCGTTGCTCTTGCGTCTCGCAGTAGAAGCGTTGCATTTGCTTGAAGCCTGTATCTGGGTTGCCTTGCGGGAACGTCTGGCCAGCGCCGGTAACAGTGTAGGTACGGGTAACGGTGGCGGCGGGGGTGGCTTTCATGCCGATGCGCTGCTGGCGCTTGTTGGGCTCAAAGGCTTCAACGCTGAACTCTTTGGTAAAGGTGTCACCGATGTTAACGGTGCCTGCTTCTGCTTCAACGAAGCGGGTATTGTTTTGCGCGATGCCAAAGGTAACGGTAATTTTTAAGTCGCTCCATGCTTGTTTAAGGGCTAGCTTGAAGGCCACCATGTAGTTACCAACGGCAGCGGCGATGCTGCGAGCGATGCGGTGGGCGTTGGTGAAAAGGGCTTGCTTGTTCATGGTCGTCTCCTTATAGGTTCAGGGCTGGCGGTGTGCCGTCCTGATGTGTTTAATATAGCTCCAATGGAGCTATATTGCAAGGGACAAGCAAGAGAAAATCCACCTGTTTTTATAACGCTAGCGTTCTAGCGTTTTATAACGCAGGCGTTCAGGCAGCAAAAAGCCCGCACGGTGGCGGGCTTGGGCAGTGCTGGCGCGGGTGGGCTTACTGTTTGGTGAGTAGGCCGTTGTGGATTAGCACTTGCTTGGCGATGGCTTTCCAGTTGGGGCGTTGGCCGATGTGGTGTTGGCCACCGGCGAGCTTGCTGATCCATGCCGTGTACGGCTGGCCTTCGCCTACGACCTCTTTTAAAAACGACTGTTGAAAGTCATACCTAAAATCTTCGTATTGGCGCACCTTGGGGCGTAGGGCTTGCAGGCGTTCCATGACTGCCGGGAAGTCGTCCTGGCTTAAATCTTCGATGCGTTTTAGGCAGTAGTCGGTTCGCACGCCGTTGTAAAACCAGCCGGTGGCGCTTTGGCGCATGCCGTGGAAATTGCGAAACACGGCGTTAGCCGCGTTGGTGAGCTGTTCGCGCTGGCGGTGGTCGATGGGCGTGGGGATGGGCTCGGCGGCGGTGGGCTGCATCGCCCCTTTTACGCGGAAATAGCTTTTGACGAGCTGGCGCTGCACTTGCCAAGCGAGGTCGTCGGTAAACGATTTGACCAGCATGAGGTAGCCGGTTTCGGTGAAGAGCGTTAGGCGTGTAGTAGCCGCCGGAAACAGGTCAGGATAGGTAGTGACAATTTGTCCCAACCTTTCAGAATCAAGGGCATAGAAGTCTTCACCCTCAATAAAATGCTTTTTGTTGCGCTGAAAAGAGCGCCGTGCTGTTGCTTTAGACTTTGAATGTACGCCGTCGATCATGGCAAAAGTGACAACAGGCTGCTGCTGATACTCGATATAGGGAAGGGTAACGCCAGAAACTGAAATGGTGGGTGTTTTCATGTTGCGATTCTCCAAGTCTGTTGGAGTTCGCCTACCGCTGCTAAACGATGGAGGCGAACCGTACGCGGGTTAGCAGACCGGGGACATTGGAAACCCGGCGCGCCGAAGCGCCCCACGCACGGCCCGCCATAGTGCATCACGCGGGCACAAAAATAGCGCCTACACGATGATTGGGGGCGCTTGTGCGCCAATGTCCGTTGAGCTGCTAAACCCGGTCGCTGATTTTGCAGCGACTTCGGGCAGAGTAGCGCTAGGGCGGGTGGGGGTCAATGGTGCATTACGTTGGCGTAAGGGTGTTTTGAAGCGAGTCCGAATTTCGGACTCGCTTTTATTATCAATGGGTTGCATCGATAGTTTGTTTGGACGCAATACGTCCAATCTAATTAAATCAGTAACATAGCCTATTGATGCGTTTGTCCGGATTTCGGACAATCTCTTAATATCAATAAGATGCGTCTGTTTTTCGGTAGCACGAATTTCGTGCCACCTTTTAAAATCAATGGCTTGGGTTGGTGCTGCTAGGTGGCAACGTTTTTCGTCGTCGCTTTTGTGCGTCCGATTTTCGGACGTGCAGAATGTGGCGCTCATTGGCTGGCCTCGCTGGCGCTGTCCTGCGTGAATTTACCCCATCCCAGCGGTAGGCCGTTGGGCTGGCAGAGGTGTTCTGGCAGTTCGTCCCGCAGGCAGTCGGGCGGGCTGGCGGTGTCAGGGTTGACGCCCGAGCATACCCCGCTGCGGGCAATAAACCCGCTTTGGCACATGCGGCATTCGCCTTGAAACTCTTTGCAGGGGATGCGTTGGGCGTTTTTGGCGCGGTTGTCGATGATCATGGCTGCTCGTCCTGGTCGATGGGGTCGCCGTTCTGGTCGAGCTGTTCTATTTCGCACTTGCACTGCCACCCGGCGTAGGCGACGGCGGCAACGGCTAGGCCGATGAGTAGTATTAGCGGGGTGGGCATGGGGTTGTGTCTCCTGCGTTATAGCGTTCTAGCGTTTTTTAACGCTGGCGTTTTCGTTGGGCTGGCGGGTGAGCCAGTGGCCGCACCGGGGGCAAATGGCGTTAGCGCCTAGCATCCAGCCGGGGGTATTGCCCTGGTCGCATTTGGGGTTGTAGCAGCGGTAGTTCATGGGGTGGGCTGCCCGTAGGGGTTGGCAATGTGTCCTTGTTCCATGAGCAGCCCTTGTAGTCGTGTGGCGCGGTTGTAGCCGATTTTTAGAGCCCGCTGCAGAGTGTTGACGGTGGGTTTGCCGTTTGCGGTTCGTTTTACCAGCGCGATGGCTTCTTTCAGTAGCGGGTCGGTTTCTTCGAAGCTGCCGATCTGTTCGCCGGGGTGGCTGTCGTCGGGGCGGGTGCCGGTTTCGCTGCGCTGGGTTTCACCGCCCAGCATGTGAATGAGGCTGTCCAGCGTGTCGCTTAGGGCGTGGGCCATGAGGAAAAAGTCGCTTTCCAGCCGGGCGATGGCGTCGTCGACATCGTCGGCGTGGTCGGCTTGCTCGATCAGCTGGTCGCTAAAGCGCAGGCTTTTGAGCTGTAGGGTGTCGGTGAGTACGCCGCTGACGCGGTCATCGATGGTGATGGCGAGGTTGGTGGCTTGCCGCCCGCTTTCGAGTAGCTGCTGTATTTCGTCGCTGTCGAGATCCACTTGCGTGGCGGCTATTTTGCCGTCGTCGCCTTTGGCTTTGAGCGTGGCTTTGTCGCCTAGCTGCAGGTTGGCGGGTCGGCTTTGGGCGTCGCTTACCCAGGTGGTCATGGCGCGGATGGGTAGCGTTTGGGTGCTGAGCGGGGTGGCTTTGAGGCTGCCGAGGGTTGCGCGTAGCAGGTCTAACAGCTCTTCGCAGCGGGCGCGGCTGCCGCTGTTGATGATGATGCGGTTTTTTTCTACGTCCCACCATGCGTCGATTTTGATGCTATCGATAAAGGCGCGGGGTAGCAGCTCCTCGGTGATCTGTTCTTTGAAGGCGGTTTTTTCTTTGCGCGTGACCTTGCGGCCTTCGTTGGCTTCGACCTCCGCTGCCTTTTCCTCTACCGCTGCTTTCACCACTTTGGGTGGCAGCATGCGTTGCTGTTTGAGCATGCTGAGCAGGCGGTGGCCTTGGCTTTCGTGCAGATAGGCGTTGCTGGCGCGGCCTGCTGGGGGTGTCCAGCCGTGGCGCTTGGCATCGGTATTGCCTAACGGCTTGGCGGCTTCTGCTTGCAGCGTTTCATGCAGCGTTATGCTGTCGATCGCTGGGGCGTTGTGGAGCTGGTAAATGGTGATGTTGGTAAACCACATGGCGGGGCTTCCTGTGTTGGTTTTGGTGGCGTTATAGCGTGCTAGCGTTATTTAACGCTGCCTGCTGGAGGCGCTGCTGGCGGCGTTCGCGCTTTTGCTGGGCGCGGGCTTTGCCGCCGATGCGGGCCGCGTGGCTGGTGGGCATGGGCGGGGTGTTGAGTGCTTTATCTAGCGGCCAGTTGCGGCTAATGCGGTGATACACCAGCTGGGGGCTTAGCCCTGCTGCAAGGGCGCGTTCGCGTAGGGTGTTTTGCAGCTTGGCTTTGCGCGCTTGCAGTAGGGCTAGGGCGTCGTCGTCGCTTAGCTGGCTTTCGGGGTGTTCGCGGCGGTAGCGGCTTAGGGCGCATTCATCTAGCCCGGCGGCTAGGCTTTTTTGGCGCTTGCTGGTGGCGATGGGCTTTATGCCGCCTTTTTTGAGTGGCTTGGTGGCGGCTTTTTTCGCGTCCATGGTTTTCAGGCGATAGAGAAACGTTCTGCGCTGAATGCCGTTTTGTTCGGCAATGCGCTGCCAGTGGCTTAGTGGTAGGTCGGTCGCCATAATTTTCATGCCATCACCCCGTAAGCGGTTAACCGGCGTTCTTCGTGGTCGCCGTAGTGTGGGTTTTCAAAACAGAATTCCGAGCGGATGCGGTGCGGGAAGTGGTAGCCGTCGCAGTAGCATGTGTACTTTCGCCAGCCCCGGTTATCGGCCCATTTGTCTACTGCCAGCGTGTTGAATTGGCCGCAGTGTTTGCAGCGGATGCGGCGCTGGTAGTCGTCCGGGTGTTTCGCTTTCACTTGCCGCCCGCGACAGACGCGGCAGCGGCAGTGCCTGCGGCGCGGGCCTGTGAGGATGTGCGGTTTCATGTGCGGCGACCCCCTGCGCTACTGCCCCGCTGAGTACGCATTAGGCGGGCGCTGGCGGTTTGCGTGGGGCGGCGGGGTAGGCGCTGGGCGATGGCATCTTGTTGGGCTCCATTGCCGAGTGTGGCGACGATCAGTAGCACGGTGAGGCAGCGAGGCAGCAGCACGCCCAGCACGAACGCGCGGGTGATGATGTGCGCTTTGCTGAACGCGCCGAGCTTGGCCCGCAGGCTGCTTTCTAGCTGCTGCTGTTGGGCGCGGCTGGTGCCGTTGATGGCGGCAATGGCGCTGGGGGCGTTGCCGTTGGCGAGGGCGAGCAGGTGGGCTAGCTCTTGCTCGCTGAGGGCTTGGCCGGGCTGGGTTAGGGCGTCGTCGTCGCGCCATGGGGTGGTGTTAGTCATAGTGGCCACCCGTGGCGAGTTCGGCTAGCGCGGCCTTGATCTCTTCTAAATCGCGGCGGTGGCGGTTAATGAGAGCAAAAAGGTTGTCGAGTTCTTCCGCTGGGTACTCGCCTTCATCTAGCGCGCATTGGGCCATTTTTTCGAGGCCGCAGGCGATAGCCACGCTTTCGCGCAAGGCTTGGTGTAGCGCTTGGGGCGTGCAGGCGATGGGGGGCGAGGCGGTAACGGTGGCTAGCGCTTGCGTGGTCATTAGTGAAACCCTCTTGATTACACAGTCTGTGTAAGAGTGACACTAATTGTGTTATTCGGCAAGCTAAAAAAACGGCACTTTGTGGGTGCCGTTCTAGGAGTGGGGTGTTTTTCCGCTGGGCGGGGGTTAGCGTTCGTGCTCGATGATGGCGACGCGTCCGATGATGTTGAGCTGTTGTAGCTGCTCGGTGGTGAGGGTTTCATCCGGGTATTGGTGGCTGTTTTCGGCGCTCATGGTGTAGCTGCCGTTGATTTCCGGGCGTATCCAGCGCAGCCAGATACGATCACCCACGAGGATGGCGAACAGGTCGCGCACGGCATCGGGCTTGCGGCTCATGTCGATCAGGGCTAAATCGCCCTTGCTAATGACCCCTTCCATGGCGTCATCTTCGGCTTTGACGGTGATAATACTGCTGGGCTTTAGCCCTTTTTCGGCTAGGTAGTCGTCGCGGTAGGCGGCTACATCGGTGGCGTTTTGCACGGTGATCGAGCCGCCACGGGTTTTAACCGTGGTGCGGTCTAGCACGACGTAGCTGCTGTCGATCATGCGGTTTGTCCAGCCGACAAAATAGCCGGGGTTGCAGCCGGTTACGTTGCCAATGTCTTCTAATTCCTGATAGCCGGGCATGCGTATGCCGAGTTCCCAGTTCGTATAGCGGGAACGCACGTAGCCGAGGGCTTCCACTGCATCGCGGATCGACCACCCCAGGTGCTTGCGCACTTCTACAAGGCGCTGCGCGATGAGTTCTTTTTTGTCCTGCCTGTCGCTTTGCTGTGACATTTTCCGCTTCCCGTTATCTATCCCGCCGTTGATGCCGTCCGTGTGCGCCTTCGGTGATTAATTTTCGGGTAAATATTACCTCTTAGGCAATAGTAATACACAAAGCGTGTAAGTGTGGAATAAAAAAACCTTTGTACGTGGGCAATCTTCGCGCTAGGCTTAACACACTTCGTGTTAAATGGTGCGCTAAAGTGTTGCTAAATGATTGGATTGATCAAGTGGGCGGGCCGGACTGTGCGGGCGCGCTGCTCAGCGAGAAGCCTCGTACGGTGATGAGCTGGTATCGCTTTGATCGTGCCCCGAGTTTACGCACCGCTGGGCGCATCGTGCGGTTGACCGCTGGCGCGGTGGATTATAACGGCATCTATGGCCCTTGGGCGGCGGTGCTGGCTGAGCGCGACGGGGTGGCGGCGTGAGCGCGTTCGTTCATCCTGCCGGGTTGGCGCACAGTGAGGGCGTGGCCACCGTGGCGGCTGAGTATGGGTTGATTGGCTATGCCCGTTATTTGCTTGTGCTGGAAACCCTAGCCGCCGCTACCGGGCCGGTACAAAAAACCTACGTGGCGTGGGGCGATTTGATGCAGGCCGACGACGATAGCGCCCGTGAGTTTATGGCGTTCTATCAGGAGCAGGGGCTGCTGATCGTTGAGGACGACGGCGAAGCGCTGACGGTGCATTGCCCGACGCTTGAACGCGCAGACCCTGCCCAGGCACCCACCGATGACACCCTTTATCACCGCGCCGAGCAGTGGGCGGCGTGGTTTATCAATGATCTGGCTTACCCGCCCCACGTGGCGAACCACCCCGATAACCTGCGCTATTTCGCCCGCTGGTGCGTTTCCCGCGTGACCGTGGGGGATATGAGCGCGGCAGTCGAGGCGGCGTTACGTCAGGGCGATGCAGCCAAGGTGACCGTGTTGCACGACATTTTGCAGGCGCATCGCGCCCAACGACTCAGAGAGGCCGTCGAATGCTATTGATTGGAATTGCTGGCGCTAACGCGACGGCACGCGAGCGCGTGGCGCGGGCAATGCGTGATGCGCAGATTTGTACCGTGTCGGTCTACACCGATGCGCCCGCGCAGCGCTTTGGCTCTCATGCCGAAGTGGCCCGCCGCATGCAGCGCCTTGAGGGGATGATTAGCGCGACCCCGGCCAAGGGCGCGGAGTGCTTGGTGGTGGCCCACGTGGTGCATCGGGTAGAGGCTGACCGCATCCGTAAGCTGGGCGGGCACGTGGTGCATGTGGAAGGCGTGCCCAGCGACGAGGTGCCCATTGTGCGCGGGGATCTGCTGGCGACGGCCACCAAGGATGGCCACCGCCATTTTATCGATGGTGAGGCGGCGCTGTCTGAGCTGTGGGCTAAGCGGGGTGTTGCGTGAGCCGTTACGCAAAAGGCGCGGCGATGCTGTGCAATAACCCGCTATTTCGTGACTATCTCACGGCTACCACTGGGCGCGCAGTGCCGGATGCCGCCACGGCGGCGGCAGAGGTGCGGCTGGCGTGTGGGGTGCTTAGCCGCCGTGAGCTAGACGGGAATCTCGACGCTGGGCGCGCCTATTTGGCACTAGTGAGTGATTTTAACCGCTGGGTGGGGAGGCAGCATGCAACGGCATAACATGCGCCGCCGTGCGCCCAATGCGGCTAAGTACAACAACAAGAAAGTGACCATTCACGGCCATACGTTCGACTCGAAAAAAGAGGCGAATTACTACCTCTACCTGCTGAGCGAGCAGCAAGCCGACCGCGTGACGATGTTCCTAATGCAAGTGCCTATCGCCCTACCGGGTGGGGTGAAATACATCGTTGATTTTGTGGTGTTCCGCGCTGATGGCTCGGTGGAGTGGATCGACGTGAAGGGCATGCGTACCGATATGTACAGGCTCAAAAAGCGGCAGGTCGAGGAGCTGTACCCGCTGACGATTGTGGAGGCGTAGCGGTGGGGCGTCGGGCGGCAAATGATCTGGATGATCTGTTAGAGCGCTGGGCGCGCTGGTGCCTGCACGGTGGCGGTGCTGCGCTGGGCACGTCGCTGCTGGGCGTGTTGATCGATAACGGCGGGGTAGTGAGCCGTTCGACCGTGGGCGGGTCGGTCCCTATGGGCGCGGAGTCGTACCCGCTCGAAGAGCGCATCGAGTATGCGGTGGTATCGCTGGCGCGTGAGGATCTGTTGACCGCCGACGTGCTGCGCCTGGAGTACAACGCGGGCGTGGCGCGGGTGGTGAGCCGCCGCAAGCTCCGTGGCTATGACCACCGCAATATAGGGCAGCTGCAGAAGGCCCACGCGTTAGAAATGGGGGTGAGAACGTACAAGCGGCGGTTGGCTAAGGCCCGTTTGCATGTTGAGCAGGTGCTAGGGCTGTGACTTCCAAAGCGGTTAACCGTGTATTCCGCGTGACCGTTTTGGAAGGCAGGAAGCCTAAGACGTTTTCTATGGTGGTGCCTGCCAGCACTACCAAGAAGGCAGCAAGAATAAGCGTTATCGCCCGCTTTGGGGCGCATCGAGTGGTGAGCGTGAAATAACGCTAGCACGCTATAACGCAGCAAATGGCAATGAGCGTTGGCGCGCTATTCAAAACCGACAGTAGGAGGGCATGCAATGCCTAATCTCGATAAGCCCCGGTTAGTGACCGGGCATGCCGTGAGCCGCAACGGGCGCGGTGACATGGGCCAAGCGGTTATCGCTCACGGGCCGTACTCCCCAGGTGGTGCCCAAAACCATTACCTCATTGGCGTGGGCGCTGAGTGTGAGCTTATGAGCGGTGGCGCTCAGGTGCTGGGGTGTATCAGTTTTCAAGACGGTAACTCGCAAGAGGTTGGGCCTAATGGGGTGAGCATAGAAGCGTTGCTGGCGGTGTGTGCTGACCGCCTTGAGCGTTTTCAAGATGGGCCGCATGCGAACCTCTATAACGCTGAGGCGCTGCTAGGGATTGAGCGGGCGCTAGAGGCGCTGAAAGATCGCACGCGGGAGCGTGACGCAGGAGGCCGCTAGTATGGATGAAAACGACGGCCTTTAAGTTAATAATTCAAAACGCTATAACGCTAGCGTGATATAACGCAATAACGCAACGGCTCAGCCCGGCGCATTGACCCCCGAGCGGGGGCGTTGCTGTCTTGGAGTTTGAGCCAATGCCTAAAACCCTCGCTGTTACCCTGTCTGATGCTGCGATTAAGCGGCACCTGCCTGACCCTGATATTTTCCAGTTACGCGACCCGCGCTACCCGGTGCGGGTGCGCTTTCATGCTTCCCGTGAGCGTGCCAGCTGGTACGTGGTGCGCTATGCGGGTGGGCGTGGCCATTGGCATCGGGTGGGCAATTACCCGGAGCTGACCACCCGCGCATTGCTGGCGCGGTTGCCTGAGCTGGAGGCCAAGCTGGCGCTTGATCCGGCGGGGCCGGTGGGTGTCGATGCGTGGGAAACCGTGGCTGACCTGCTGTGTTGGTATCGTGACCGTTCGGCTTCCCATGGCCGTTTATCCGCTACTCGAAAATCATCGATCAAAACCGCCGTTAATCGGCACCTATTGCCCCTGTTCGGTGCCCAGCCGCTGGCGGGCATTACGCCTGCGTCTATCGATAGCGGGTTGGTATGGCCGCTGCAAGAGCATTATTCCGTTGCGTACGTTCGCCTGATTTTCGGGGTGATCAAAGCCGCGTTTAAGCAGGCCCGAAAGCTGAACCTGTTGGATGCTGACCCCTTCGCAGGCGTGAATGTGGGTGATTTCATCGACGCGAAAACCCCAGCTAAGGCGGGGGCGCTGACCGCTGCTGATGTGCCCGAGGTGATACGCGCCTTGCGTTCGTGCGAGCCGCCGGGGTGTTTCCTGCTGTTGTTAATGCTGCTGTTTGGCACCCGCATAGGGGAGACACGTTTAGCGAAGTGGCCTCAGTTCGATCTGGAAGCGCGCACCTGGACGATCCCCACCGACAACACAAAATCAAAGCGACAACACCGCCTGCCGTTAACGCCCATGGCCGTGACGCTGCTAACCCGTTACCGCGCTTATCAGCAAGCCAATGGTTACCGGGGCGTGTATCTGTTCCCAGGTGCATCGAAGGGTAAGCCGCTATCCCGTTCAGCCGTGTTTGATCTAGTGGTGAGTGCCAGCGGTGCGCGGTGGCATTCCCATGACCTGCGTAAGCTGGCCCGTACAACGTGGGCTGATTTGGGGGTGGAGTATCTGGCCGGTGAGCTGCTGTTGAACCATGCGCTATCGAAGCTCGACCGTACCTACATTCACACGTATGCAGAGCGTCAGATTCTCGAAGCGTTGGAGCGCTGGCATGCCTGGCTATGTGAGCGCGGTTTTAACGTGTTTCTGACCGAGACAGAACCAAGATTGTCGTTTTATCACAACAGCGACCAGCCCCAGTGGTGGCAAGGGGTGGCGGGGTAATGAGCAAACCTATCTGTTAAGAGTATCCAGCACCTGCCGCGATGGTGGTTGGCATGCTGGTGTGTAACACTCTTGAGGGGCATTTAACACTCAACGTGTTGCATCCGGTGGCACTTTGATCTATCGTTTATGGCATGTGGGGTATTTCCGTTCCCTTAGCCCCGCAGCAAGCCCTTTAATGTTCTCTGCTTAGACATGCCGCCCCTCACCGGGCGGTTTTTTTATGGTGCGCCAGGCATGGCGCGCAGCGCCAATTAGGCGCTATCCGGTCCGCCGTGGTGGTTGGCCGGATGACTTGGGGGTGAAAGTCCCCTACGGACCCTGATAGCGGGAACCGTTAGCTGAACAGCAAGGGTGTTCGTCGTGAGGCGGAATCTGA